CTTGTATCACCCCAAACATGTTGTTTATGGCCACACATTAACCCAGTTGAAAGGTATTGACCTTACCTCATCACCTGGTTTCCCTTACACGACCATATCTGGTATGAACACCAGAAAATCCCTGTTTGGGTCTCGTCCCGAGACCCAGATATGGGACAACGTTCCTCCCGCTTTTGTTCAAGAAATCGATCTGATATTCAAGAACATCAAAGACCCTCATTCTACTTACCTCCCTATTTTTACACTATCATTGAAATGTGAGAGAAAGCAAATTGAGAAGACCTTAGCTGGCAACACTCGCAAGTTTGAAGCTGGCCCTGTCGATGCCCAAATCGTGTCAGGCTGTTACAACGCCGACTGGTCCCGCATCGCTCATTCCATTCCACATGGAACCCTTACGTACACGATCGACCCTGACTCGCCTGATTGGGGTATGTTGGTTAACAGGATGTTGAAACATCCAAACCATATATGCCTCGATACAGAGAAATTCGACCTGCACGTCCACCCGCAACTCTACGAACATGTAGGGTGCGAAGAGAGAAGATACCTGCGAGCCTATGAATTCAAAGATTTGTCAGGACTTGATTTGGCTGCTACACATTTGGTTGCCCACCCTAAAGTCCACATGATGAACATGCTCAACGCATCCCTTATGCACCAAAACCTTTATTTAAAAGTTTGCGGTATCTCCTCTGGGGCTGATTCCACCACCGATAAAAACACCAAGTACTCTTTGGCTGTTGAGCAATATACCTTTATTGATCTTGCCATCGAGAACAAGGTTCGTCCGGAGGGAATCTCCCACGCTGAGTACTTTCGACGTAATGTTGAATTTGCCGGCGTAGGTGATGACCTCTGGATCTCATGCTCCGACGAAGTGGCCCCCTGGTATAACCAGATAACCACCTCAAAATACAAGAAAGAACACCTCGACGTTACTATGACCGACACCAACAAAGAAGACATTTCGCGTCCTTTTACTCCATTCGAGGAAGTTTCGCTGATCAAACGCCGTCCCGTTAAACGCGATGGAATTTGGCATGCTGAATTTCCCTCAGAAGGAGTCCACGAAATGATCTGTTGGGTCAAAGACCCCTCTAACGCTAACGTTCTAACTTCACAGACAGTTGCTTCCGCTACTCGTCTGGCTGCCACACGAGGCCGTCAGTTCTATGACGACTTCGTGGCGACAGTAGGCCCCGCTTGTCTCTCCCACTCGATCAAGTTTCTTCCATACCCTTATGAAGATTACATGAATGCAGTGAGAGGTTATAAGTTATAGGGCCTAACGCGCTGTGGAGCGCGATATAAATACCACACTGCGCTGCGGAGCGCACTACAAGTACCGCACAACCGAGGTCCTCATCGTGATCTTAACACACACTTTTATTAACTTTAGGTTAGTGTTATTGCTGATGAGCTCCTTTTGGTATGGAAATCCTACCATGAAAAATAGAAAGCTATGCCCTGTGTTACAATAATTCTAGTAACGCATGAAAGATTTGAATTGCCATCGTTGAAAATCGAAATGAGGGACTCCGTGTCCCCACCGCGCCTATTCAGGCCGGAACCCAAGAGCTGACTACTTATTTAGAGTCCGCCCCCGCCATCACCGAAATGGCCCCTAATCCCGTGAAAGCTCAAGAAATTATGGGAAATCCCTACAACCGCCAGGACATCCGTTCTGTGTTGGAGAGATCCTACGAAGTCGAACGTTTCACGTTCAACCCTG